TAAGTCTGGAAGATGCAAAGACGTTTATTAAAAGCAATATAACAACGGCGGCCCGTTCTTTTATTGCCATTGGATTTTATTTGAAATGTGTCAGGGATAGGGGATTGTTTGCAGAAGATAATTATCAGGATGTCTGGGATTTTGCCAAATCAGAATATGGTATAAGCAAAAGCACTGCTAGCCGGTATATGTCCATGAATGACCGCTTTTCCGAAAACGGAAATAGCCCCAATATAAAAACGGAATACCGGGCATTTGGGAAAAGTCAGCTGCAGGAAATGCTGTATCTGGAAGATGAACAGCTGGATCAAGTAAAACCTGGGGACAGAGTGGAAGATATCCGGAACTTACGAAGACCCAAGGAGATCCCGTACATAGAGCTGCCAGGGCAGATGGATTTTGAAATTGATTTTCCTGACATTCTGCCTCCGGATCAGATAGAGCAGCCGGTTATGTTACAAAAACAGACCTTTGAAATGAATGTGGAGGATCTGCTGTCTGATGAGGAGCAGGAGAGCATTGCGATATCGCAACAAGAACAGGATCAGGAAACAGAAGAGACTCAGGATCGGACTGCCTATGTAAAAGAGCAGTACAGGCTGCGGGATTCTTTCTTAAATCCCTTTGCAGTCTGGTTAATAAAGAATCATAAAGCATGGTTTATGGAAGATCACATGAACCGTGTAATAAAGGTTGATAAATCAGAGGGGCAGTTAAAGTCATATCTTGGGGCATACCCAGACGGAAGCAGTTCTTATGGTTTTCCAGTGGACGGTGAGACCCACTATGCCAAGCTATATGATAACAGGATTGTAATATCGCATTTTGCTGATGGAGGGACCATCGTAGTAGATGGAACAGCGGAATGGTTTTATCTGGCAGCAAGCATTCAGGTTCAGTGGAATGTGGTGGCATTGGAGGAAGCACAGACGAAAGAAAGAGAGGACCAGGAAATTGATCACTTTTTGAACCGGAATGAATCTATAGATGATGCTTATGGTTGGTTTCGTTCAGCAATGGTCAAAGAATATTTAAAATCTGGATATAAAGGTCAAAACCAAGAGTGTGAGATTTCAGTTCTTGGAAGTGTACACAGGGTCTTGAAAAGCAAAGAAGTTACATTGTTTTATGATGATTCCGGATTTGCTTCATTTGATGTTGAAAACACACGCTTAGAGCGAGAATATAATTACTTCTTCGGACATCGTGATGTAGATGAAACTGTTATCAAAGAGCCTGAAAGCGTACCAGAACAGGAAGAAAGCGTACCGGAATTATCTGAAAACGTAATAGACGGTGAATATGAGGAAGTTCCTCCTGAGCAGGAATTATCTGCCCGATCTATTCTTGAGGAAGAAAAAGCAGAACTTCAGAACTGGATAAAAGCATTTCAGGGAGAAGGACTGGAAATGCCCCCTATGGTTGAGCGTCAGAAAATAATTGTTGCTGCGTTGACTGCTATGGTAGAGCATATGGAAGCAACGGAACCTCTAAAGCAGGAACAGCCAGAGCTTCCTATCCTAAAAAACAATGATCAGCGTGCTGCCTTTATAGATGCCTATGAGACATGGCCGATATGGATTGAAACCAAAGGAACAGGGGAACGGTACTACCGGTATGATCTGTCAGAAAAGGCTGCCATTGTGGTAAAGGTGTACTGGAAACATGCCTGGGAGAGTTATAAAGAATCCAAGGATTATGAATACGGTGCACAACAGTATTACCTCATGGGAGTGAAATCAGAGTGGCACAAGGGTAAGAATGTCTATGTAGAAGATGATACCAGAAGTTTTTATGAGTGTAGTACAAACCGATCCGCCCTGGTGGATTACTTGAAGGAATTTCAGAAAAAGAAGGAGGATTAAACGTGGAGGAAGGCTGTGCAAGCTGCGCTTACTGCCAATACATAGATGGTGAGTGGGTATGCGTCAATGAAGAATCTGAAGGATATGGCTGTGAAACCAGCTTTGATGATTATTGCGGAGAGTGGGAGAAAAGAGAAAATTGACCCGGAGGTGATTTAATTGGGGATAGGAAGAAGCTGGACTCCTGCGGAAGAATCCTACTTGGAGGAAAAGTGGGGAACCATATCAATTAAGGGTATTGCAAAGAATTTAAATCGATCGGAGAATGCTATTGTTGTGCGGAGCCAGAGAATGGGGCTGGGGGCATTTTTATCATCAGGAGATTATATCACCTGGAACCAACTGCAGATTGCACTTGGAATGGGACTATCTGGAAGTGGATATAAAATGACTTCCTGGGTAAAAAATAGAAATTTCCCAGTACATACAAAACGGATTAGGAACAATTCTTTCAAAGTGGTTTTCTTGGATGAATTCTGGTTGTGGGCGGAGAAAAATCAGGCATTCTTGGATTTCTCTCGATTTGAACCCTATGCCCTGGGACAAGAACCAACTTGGGCTCAAGAAAAGCGCCGACAAGATTGTGCAGGAAGACGACAGATTAAAGCAACTCCATGGACCTTGTCTGAGGATGAGAAACTGATCCGGTTGGTGAAAAAACAGAAATACGGATCCAGGGAGTTATCTCAGATGATGGGGAGGACTGAGGGGGCTATACAGCGCCGCCTTTCGGACCTGGGAATTAAGGACCGCCCGATCAAGGCGGATAATCATACTCAGTGGACTGATGAGGAATTTAAGGTACTGGGGCAACTCATTGTTGCAGGAAAGAAATATGAACAAATTGCGGATGTTATCGGCAAGTCTGTTAAGGCCATTCGTGGAAGGGTTTATCAGATGTATTTGACCGAAAGCCTGGATAAGGTCCGAGGAATGATCGGATTCGGTTCTTGGGGATCTGGCAGGCCGGAGCGGAAGGTTAAACAATATTTGTTAATGAGCCTAGAGGAGAAGGCACAGACCAAGGAACTGCTTATTCGGTTGGCAGCTATTATCAGGAACCAGTATAAGCGAAACTTTGAGGATTGCGATTATTGGCAGAAGGATATATGCAAGCTCTGGGATGGGTTCTGTACGGTAGGGGAATCGGATTGTGATAGCTGCTTGTCTTTCCAGCGGATCCAGCCTCAATATTGTAAACGCTGCGGAAAAGAGTTTTTGGAGCGGAAGGAAAATTTGTATTGTAAAGGCTGCAGGGATGCCAGGAAGAAACAGTATTTAAAGAAAATGGCGGTACTTGATAGATAAAATCATGAAGAGTTTATGAAAGGAGAAACAACCATGGAATTAAACGAATACTGGTCAGCTCATGCAGTAGAAGAATATAAGGGTATGTTGCATGAACAGAAAATGCAAAATTATATCTATAACTGTTTAAGAATGGCGCCACATGCAATGTATAAGCCATCGATCGTGCAGGATGGAAATGCATGGCTGTGCATATATGGAGATTTGCCCACTGGCGTAGTTGGATGTGGGAGAACTCCAAAAGAAGCCTGCGAAAACTTTGATAAGGCCTGGGAAGATGGATACCCTAATAAATCTGTGGAGGGTGAATAAATGAGTATTGGAGACAGAGTAATTATGAATGAAAAATACAGGGTTACAGAGAGTAATAAAGGGAAAATATTTGAAGTTCGCAGTGAGCCATGGGACTTGTGCGGTACAGAGTGCGTACTGCTGGAAGGATATCGTGGTGGTTATGCAGTAGATGGTCTTACTGTAGTAGATTAGGACTGGAGGATAAAAGATGGCAGAACAGAATGAAATGGAGAAGATCGTCACTCCCATGGTGGAGCATGTATGTGATCACCTCTGCAGATTTCCGTGGGAGATTGAGCGCAAAGAAGATCTGGAAGAGGTGTGCGCCGGTTGCCAGATGGATCAATATACAAACCGTATTCTAAATCAGTATGATAAGATAAACGATTTTGAGAAAAGCCAATGTGCACATTTACTGAAAGAGCTGGCAATGGAGAGGGCAAAACATGAGAACCTGGTGGCTGATTGGAAGTGGCATTTAACGGAACGGTTTAGCCGGGTACGAATTAGGATTTGATCAAATAAGGAGAAGATGAAGATGGAAAAATTTAAAAAAGATATTATCAATGAATTTTGGGAATGGGTAACAGAGCATCAAGACAACGAGACTGTTGTGGAGCATGATGGTGAAGGTAATTTATGCATTTGGGTTGATTTTAATGACTTAGATGATTTTGCAGAAAGGTATATACCTGACGTAGAGGATGCATTACAGACAGCTCTCTTTAATGGTCATGTGTGCGTTGAAGTAAAAGATTTTCTGAACGGACATGGATTTACTATGGAGGATGTTTGGAAACAGAAGCCCCAAAGTTTAAAATGTGATTCAAAGGATACCGATGAATGCGGTTGCTGCCAGCGTGAAGATGCCCCTTGCGATAATTGCGTGAGGAATTCTGAAAATACTGATAAAGAAGATCCAGACTTAGAGGATCATTATTTCCACGAGTAAATTTAGGATTTGAAGGAGGAATAAAAAATGGGTGAAAAAGTAAAAACTCCTGTGCTAAATAAAATGGTTGAGATACAGGGGAAAAGTCAGTTATGTGGAGATTTTCTTGATTTTTTACAAAATAAATATTGTATGTTTGATAAAAATGTTGTAATGGAGCAGCCGTTTTATATTGGTGCTGGTGATTATATTAATACTGAAAAAATTCTTGCAGAGTTTTTTGGTATTGATTTAGAACAGGCAAATAGAGAAAAAGAAGAGTTGTTAAAGTCATTAAACTGAAATTTTCGTGAGGAGGGATACATTGAGAAAATCATCAAAAGACTGCAGAGCAGATAGAGCCAGCGTAAACAGTCGCATACAGGCCGAGGCGGATGAAGCTATAAAGGCGCCACCGGTTATGACTGGAAGTGCAATAGATCCAGCGTATTTGTTCACAAGCCTGTGTCCGGATCCGAAGCGCAGGAAACCTCCTGCAAGGAAGAAGGTGCAGCATGAAGCTTTTAGATAAACAGAAAGTCACTGTTCAAGTTTATCCTGGTAGGAAATTCGGGACCATGATCGGTAGCAATGACGGTCTGATCGGGATCCTGCTTGATAGTGGTGAATACATAGACGTTCCCCAGGAGAGGGTGAGAATTGTATCGGTGGAGGTGGAGAGATGAAAGCATTAACAATATGGCAGCCATGGGCCACGCTATTGGCATCAGGTAAAAAGCACATTGAAACCAGAAGTAGGAAAATAAGTTATCGTGGTGAAATTCTTCTACACGCAGCAAAGAAACCGTATATTGATGGCATAACTATGATGGATCTGGAAACACGGAATCTTCTCAAAAAGGCTCTAATTCTTCCTGCGATAAAGGTCGAATCGGATTGGACAGAGTATACTAAAAAGCTTCCCAGCGGGGTAATTGTTGGAAAGACCATGCTGACGGACTGTAAATACATAGACCAGGAATATGCAGATTTTATCAAGAACGTTTGTCCCGCGGAATATGCTTTCGGAGATTTTACACCTGGACGTTATGCGTGGGTGATGGAAGATCCTGTGTTATTTGACAATCCGATCCCAGCATCGGGAAGCCAGGGGTTATGGAACTGGGAAGGAGTGCTGCCAGATGGAAAAGACAAGGTTTAGTGTTATCCGGAAAAAGTGTCCATGTTGCGGAAAGTATTATCCTTCTGATTCGAAGCGGACAAGATGCAGCTGTAAGGATCACGGGAGATTGTTTGCGGTTGGGACATATTACGAGAAAAAGACAGCAGGGAGGTGACAGTTTGGGAAATGTAAGACCATTGAATCACGGTAAGTACGGAATAAGTAAAAATCGCTTCTGGGAACTGTATTACTGGTGCTTGCAGTATGGTGAATGGAGAGACGAGCTTAAATATAAAACAGATACGGTGGGTGCCATGGAGATCACTGACATGCCTACCAGTCGAAACACGGGTGATGCTACGCAGCAACTTGCCATGAGACGGGCAATGTTGGAGCAGAATTGCCGGTTGATAGAGCAGACGGCCATTGAAACTGATCCGGATATTTATCAATATATACTTAAGGCGGTGACGGAAGATGTGTCATATCGGTATCTGGATATGATTATGGAAATTCCTTGTGGAAAGAAAATGTATTATGATCGGCGCAGGAAGTTCTACTGGTTACTAAGTCAGAAAAAATAATTTTGAAAAGAGGGGTAAACCAGGGACGTGTCAATATGGTATTCTATTATTGTCCAAGATTAGATAAACTTGGTAATCCCCCTACGGTTGCCGGGTGTTACAGCCCGGTGACTGATTGATTTTCATACTTATTCTTCTTTTTAAAAACGCCTGTCTGTCTTATGTCGATGGGCATTTTCTTTTAGAACGGTTTATGATAAGATATAAAGTGTTGGGAGGTAAATGATGAATGGAAAAGTTGGTTGATTTTATTACTGAGAATTTAAGTGTATGCATTACGGCAATTTTTGGAACTATTACACCCGGTATACTTACTATAGGAATATTTAATAGGGAATTATTCCTGCAGTTGGATTTTTTAAAGTTGATAGTTTTAGCTGGTTCAATAAGCATCCCCTCGTTAGCATTTTTGTTTGGAGTATCAATGTTTACATTAATAGATGTAAACATCACAAAGCCTGATATTGTTCGCGAATGCCTAATGCTGGCATTAGTTATAAATATATTTATATTTTCTATTGCCATATTAATTAAAATATTTAATAGGGATACAACACTTGAACAATATACTTGCATTCTTATTTTTTCTTGCTTGATTTATTTAATATTATCGTCTTTTATAATTAGTGGTGGTAAGAAAAAAAGAAAATAGATATGTGAATTTTATAAATTTTTTGTAGATTTTTTAGGTTTTATAAAAACTATTAAGAGGCGGCCAACCCCGTCTCTTTTTAATATACAAAACAAACGAATAAGAAAAGGCAGCCTAATTGGCCGCCTCATCTCTGCATAGTGCATCAAGGGTAACACCCAGGGCGTCAGCGAGTTTAATTAATGTTGATACCCGTCCATCGTCCCTACGTTCCAGATCTTCGATGGTACGAATAGGAACGCCGCTGAGACGGGAAAGCGCAGGAACGGATAATTCTTGATTTAAGCGGGTTTCTCTTAGCTTCATAAAGTCCTCCTTAGATGGAATAGGATTGCCAGTATAGCTACAATGTCTGCGATAACAACCAAGTAGTCAAGTATGGACATATTCGCATAATTAACTGATATCAATCCAAGCAGGCAAGCGACTAAACAGACAGCGTACAGTGATTTAATCTTGTTTTTCATAGATATTTGGAGTATACTTGTGGTAGGGAGGGGCTTTCGCCCCAATCCCTATTTTAGGTCTTTGTCCTTCAGATTTCGTCTGATCCAGTAGAGTGCCATTCCACTGTAGGCGATTATTTGAAGGACTTTTATTATGTAGTCCAGTATACTCACTTTGTTCACCTCCTTTCTATGATTTAATTATACCACTTATATACGTGGGAGTCAAGTGAAATATATAGATTTTATCAAGAATTTTGGCATTTGTCAGCCGTGGCAGGTGCTTTTTATTTTACTAAAAATAATGATTGAGAGGTGGTGGTAATGGGTGAAGCCAGAGCACCAAATAACGAGCTTGCGCTGATTGATTATCAGGCAGGCATGAAATACAAAGATATCGCTGAAAAATACGGTGTCACAATTAACACCGTGAAATCCTGGAAGACAAGATATGAATGGACCAAAGGAGATAAAAAAGGTGTGCACACAAAAAGTAAAAAGGTGTGCACACAAAAACAGAAGAGATTTATAAAAACAAAAGCGGTCGCTGAAGAAGTTGGTCTGGTGTTGGAGAACCCCGATTTGACTGATAAGCAACGGCTCTTTTGTATTTATTACAGCAAGTCCTTCAATGCCACGAAGTCATACCAGAAAGCATATGAATGCAGTTACATAACGGCGTGTACGAGTGGCCCCAGGTTGTTGGAAAATGTTAGAGTGAAAGAAGAAATCCTGCGACTGAAAGAAATGGCATACTCAAAAGCGTTTCTGAAAACGGAAGATATTTTTCAGAAGTACTTGGACATAGCTTTTTCTGATGTTACGGATTACTTATCCTTTGGTCGGGAGGAAGTCCCGGTTATCACCAAAGACGGTCCAGTGCTGGATACGAAGACGGGCGAACCGATGACGAAAGAAGTCAATTACGTAAAATTCAAGGAGTCCTCGGAGATAGATGGCCGTCTGATTAAAAAAGTAAAGATGGGTAAAGATGGGGCAACCATAGAGTTATACGATGCCATGGATGCAATGAACTGGTTGTACGATAATATGTCCCTGGGTACGTCAGAACAGCAGAACTTCGCTAAATCCATCATAGAGGCACACAGGAAACGCAAGGAGGAAGCAGAAAGGGAGGGGGCGGAGGAAGCTGGAACTTGATCAGGAAGCAATATTATATTATGCAGAGAACCCGGTCGAATTTGTAGAGGATATCATAGGTGCCAAGCCGGATGACAATCAGAAGACTATACTCAGAAGTGTTGCTACAGAGCCCATGACTTCTGTCAGATCTGGGCACGGTATTGGAAAGAGTGCAGTGGAAGCCTGGGTTGTGATCTGGTTTCTTTGTACGCGTCCATTTCCTAAGATTCCATGTACAGCTCCTACACAACATCAGCTATTTGATATCCTATGGGCAGAGGTCAGTAAGTGGATCAGGAGCAGTCCTGTTCTTAGCAATGAACTGGTGTGGAGCAATGAAAAAATATACATGAGGGGTTACCCAGAAGAATGGTTTGCAGTTGCCCGTACAGCCACAAACCCGGACGCGCTGCAGGGCTTTCATGCTGAGAATGTGCTTTTTATCATTGATGAAGCTTCAGGCGTGAAAGACATAGTTTTTGAGCCAGTATTGGGAGCCCTGTCTACCAAAGGGGCTAAGTTGCTAATGTGCGGAAACCCGACTAGGCTTGTGGGCTTTTTTTATGACAGTCATCACAAGAACCGTAGCAGCTATAACGCGCTTCACGTAGACGGCAGGGACAGCTCCAGAGTTGATATGGATTTTATCAAAAAGATCACAGACATGTTTGGCGCTGACAGTGACGTATTTCGTGTACGTGTTGCTGGCCAGTTCCCCCGATCTACTCCGGACAGCTTAATTGCAATGGAGTGGTGTGAGGAAGCAGCCAAACGGTGCATTGAATCTCCAGGCAACAGAATTGATATTGGCGTGGATGTCGCACGCTATGGTAATGACAGTTCAGTCCTTTTTTCTGTTATGGATAAAGTTAAGCCAGTAGAAGATTTTGAGGTCTATCACCACAACATGACTACAGAAATTACAGGCCATGTCGTTATTATGGTCAAACGATATGCCAAGGAGTATCCGGACGCGTTAATCCGGGTAAAGGTAGACTGTGACGGTCTGGGTGTTGGAGTCTTTGATAATCTGGCAACGCAGAAAGAAAAGATTGTTGATGAGGTTTGGGAGGAACGCTGCAGGATTGAGGGACTGGATCCACAAGCAGACTGGAATCAGTGTCAGACAATCCCCCGGCTAGATCTGGAGATTATAGAGTGCCACTTCGGCGGCAAGGGAGGTAAGGTTGATGATGCGGATCCGGTGGAATATAGTAACAGCACAGGCTTGATGTGGGGATCGGTAAGAAAGGCTTTAAAAGATGGTATCCTACAGCTGCCGGATAATGACGCTTTGTTTTCTCAGCTTAGTAACAGGAAATACATAGTAAACAAAGATGGTGAAATCGAACTGGAAAGAAAGGAATCCATGAAGAAGCGCGGGGTATCATCTCCGGATATTGCCGATGCGCTTGCCCTGGCTCTTTATGATCCGCCACAATGGAGTTTTAATTGGTGATAAATTATGGATATTACAAGATTTTTTAGAAGCAGTCGCAGAGCTTCAGATCAATTTGATCGGAGATCAGGGAGCAATCGCATGATCCCAAAGTGGACCAGTCCTCCAAGTAGGAATACCGCAGAATGGATGCAGTCGTTTGGAACCAATCCTCGACTGGCTGTAGTCGATAAGATCTCTTCGGATCTTTCTTATGTAACAGGCAAGCTATACCGGA